TCACTTTTTCGCCCCCTCCTTCCCCTGCGCCAAAATCCTTACCAGCCACCCGGGCACGGGTGCGCCCATGGCGGCGGCGTTCTCGGCAATGGAACCGAGCTCGGTAAAAATGTACCACACCAGCACAACCGGCAGCACCACGCCGTTCACCTCAAGGCCCAGCCCGGGCAGGTTGGCAACGGCCACCGCCAGCACGGCGTCGGTCAGGGCGCACACCAGCACAACGACCACCATCCCGGCCTTGTGCCAGATGCCGGCCCGGGCGGCGGCGCTCGACCACGCGCCCCTGCTGGCCGCGGCGGCGCTGCCGCTGACCCAGTCCAGCGCCATGCAGGCGGCCCACGCCACAACAAGCCAGCCCAGCCAGCCGAACGCTGCCGTGAACGCCCCGCACACCGCCGCCACAACGGCCTTGCCGCTGACAAACAGATTTCGTTTCTCCATTAAGCATCCCTCCATTCGCTTCTGTACAGTCCGGCATCCACCAGCCCGCGGGCCCGGCAGACTTCCAAAACCGCGTCCGCATCGCCCTGGGTGACCGGCCCCACCGTGATGACCTGCATCCGTCCCGCCGCGCCGTACACGCCGACAGCATTCTCACACCCCGCATACACCGTCGGGTCCAGCCCGACGCCGCCCGATGCGGCACGCACCTCCAGGTGGCAGTGCCGATACGGCGGGTCGGCCAGCGCCGCATTGCCGGTATTGCCCATGACAGCCAGCGCGTCCCCGCTCGCCACGCGCTGCCCGGCCTTGACCAGAAGTGACGCACAGTGGGCAAAATACAAAAAGTTCACGGCGTCGGGCGTCTGCCCGCGGTCCAGCTGAACACAGACATAATAGCCCCACTCCCAGGTCTTGTCGCGCCTGTCCGTGACGATACGCGCCCGGGTCACGCGGCCCGTGATGCGCTTGCCTTTATAGTAGGGCATTCGGATCGTCGCGTCGTCCAGCCCGGCCAGGTCAATCCCGCCGTGCCAGACCTTGCCCCCGCCGCGGGTCCAGCCCCAGCGGGCGTAGGGGCAGCGCACCTCGGTGCGGCCCGCAAAAATTCCTGTCTGCTGCATCCTCAGCCTCCTCTGCGCAGGGTGTAGATGACCTTCATCGTCTTGTCGGCGGTCTTTTCCACCGACTTCGGCAGGTCGTTGATCGTCGCCAGATAGTTTGCCCGCAGCACACGCTCGGTACGGATGCGGCTGTCGCCGTAGTAGCGGCGCAGCGGTGTCAGCGGCTCGCCCAGCACCGGCGCTGTTGTGGAAAAGCCCGACGTCGTGTTGTCGTAGCCCGCCGCCTCGCAGGAGAACAGCTCGTTCTTCCCGGTGTTCAGCACCACGGCGCGGGTGCGGTAGTAGCAGTACAGCCGCCCGTCGTGGGCGTCGGACAGGTAGGCCATGTCGTCGCCGTGCATCGTCACGGCCTGCACATCGGTGGGGTCAGCCAGCGGAAAGCGATAGATCTGCTCAGCCTGGTCCTGGACCATGTAAAGGCTGCCGCCGTAGACCGTACCGTTCAGCGGCGTGCCGCGGTTCTCGCTGATGAAGGACTGCAGATCAACGCCGGTGTTGTTCGGCACGGTGTAGTCCTTTGCCGCCAGCGTTTTTCTGTCGTACTCACGTATTTTTACAATGCCCATTGCGTCAATGTAGTCAACCTCCGGCGCAGACACCAGATAGATTTTATCCGCCTCCGCGTCAAAGCAGATGCGGCAGTAGTCCTCCCCGGCGGAGGAATCCACCTGCAAAAAGTCCCCTACATTCAGCGTGTCGGTGCTCTGCAGGCTGTCCCACAGGCCGGTGGGGTCACGGCGGAACAGGTCCAGCGTTTTCAGCCCCAGCGCATGATGGCGCAGCTCCAGCACGCCCTCGTCGGCGTTCAGATACCCGGCCACGGCCTCGTCCGCCTCGGGGTCGGCGTAGAGCAGCACGCCCTTCTCGTCGGTGGGGTAGGTCGTTTTGGCCAAAAGGCCCGTCAGCAGCTGGTCACCGCCCAGCGCCCCGCCAAAGCCGAGCCGGTCCGCGTTGCAGGAAGCCGCGTCCGGCGCGTCGATCATCTCGGAGTAGTACGCACCCATCGGGTGGGTCAGGCAGACCGAGCCGATGACGCCGTTGGCCTGGCTCGTCGCGAACTCATAGACGTAGGTCACGACGCCGCTCCACGGGTCGATCTTCGTCTCGGTCAGGTTGGCGCTGCCTCGCACCGTGTTTTTGGTCGCGTTGACCTGCCCGGCCATCGCCGTGCCCACAACGCCCGCGCCCGCCGGGGCAAACACTGTGGCCGGGTCGCTGCCCAGCGGCGTGTCGTACAGCAGCAGGCCGCCGTAAAACATCGTCACCAGATCCTTCGGGGCATTCGTGTACCCCTGGTCGCCGCGCCACAGCAGCATGGCCTTGTTCAGGCTGCCGCCGTAGCCGTTAAAAATGTCCGACACTGCGTTGGTGATAAGATTATCGCTCTCCACCACCTCCACCGCGCCGGTGTGCACATCGGTCAGTTCAATGCGCGTATGACCGTGCAGGGTCATTGCATCCGCTCCCTTCGTTTTATACATTGATGCTGCGTGCTTTTATTGCAATCGGCAGCAGTGTCTCCTCACATTCCAGCGTGCCATCCCATGGCGTCTCGCTTGCCATGCCCTGCCCGGTCACGGTGGCCTTGATGCCGTAGGGCGCGATCTTCACCGTGCCGCCCGCGCAGACCAGCCGCACCGACAGCCGCGTGACCGTCCCGGCCTCCACCGACGCAAACGGGTAGAACAGCGCCAGCGTGTGTGCGCCCGTCTCCAGCCGCTGCTGCGGCGCAAAATTTTCCACAGGCACGTCGTTTATATAGTACCGCACGGTCAGCGTCAGTACCTTGCCGGTGTCGGGCGCTGCGTCCAACAGCAGCTGCGCCAGGAACATAGCGCTCGTCTCCTCCACTGCCGTGAAGGCAATTGCCACGGCGGGCGTCTCCACGGTCTGCACCGCCAGCTCCGCCGGGTTCGTGAAGCTGTAATACACGATCCGCTTGCTCTCGGCGCTGTTCTGTAAGCGGCGCAGCGCTTTTTCCGTCGCGCCGTCCGTTGTGCCGCCTAAGTAAGGGTTGCGGCCCACGCCCTTTAAGGTCTGCCGCCCGCGGTAGCGCCAGACGAAATGCGTCACGAGCATCTCGGGCGCAGTGCCGTCCTCCATCGGCAGCGCCACGCGGTCCCCCGGCTCAAACGCCGGGTCGCCGGGCATCGTCACGGTGGCCGGGACGTAGTCCAGCCTTTGCAGCGCTGCAAACAGGTTGTCGGTGATCTGCTGCCGCGTGGCGGGCAGACCCTTTTCGGCCAGCGTCATGTTGGAAATGCGCATCGTCAGGCCGGTATCCTGGCTGCGGCCCGCGGCAAAGCTGCCGTCGTCGGTCTCGATGCTCAGCGCCGCGTAGTGGCAGGCAAAATCCGAGACCGCCGCCTCGCTGCGCGCCGCCGCGGTCAGCGCGGCACAGGGCTTTTCGGCAAAGGTGCGCAGCACCAGCCGCCCCGCGCGGTCCGCCGCCGCGAAGCCGCCCACCAGCTGTGCCACGGCGGCGGCGCACTCCCGCCAGGTAGACAGGCCGTCCGCGCCGCTGAGCTGGCAGACGAGGGCAGCGTTCGGGTTCAGTGCGCCGATCTCGGCCTCGGTCTGGCCCAGCGTCAGCCCGCAGGCCGCCGCGATCTGCCCCAGCAGCGCATAGGCCGTGCCCTGCATCGTCGTACCATCATATTTTTGCTGCAAGGCCAGAATGTTGTCATAGGCCTTGATGCTCACATACAGCGCGCGCCGCTCGGCCTCGGCCACCGTGTAAACGCCAAGCGGCACGGTCTCCCACCGCCCGCCGGGCAGCTGCAGGCCGTAGTGCAGCACGAGCTTTGCGCCGTAAAACGCATGGCGGCTCAGGTCGGTGCGCAGGTTGAGCGCCGCCTGGCCGAGGTAGGCACAGCCAAAGGCCAGCTCCTCCCCCGTGACGCACTGGTTGTCCAGCGTCAGCGACCCGCTCATGAGGTCTGCCGCGTCCAGATTCAGCACCGTGCCGTTTGTCAGCGTCAGCGTGCCCGTCACCCGGTCGGTCCGCGTCCGTGCGCGGATCGCGGTTTTGTAGGCATCCGATACGGAATAAATTGTCACTCACCTCGTTTCCACATCCAATTAGGGGCGGGGTATGCCCCGCCCGCAGCTATCCCACAGACGGCCTGTTGCGGTAAGGCCGCGGGCCGGACATGTCCGGCCCCTACCAGCTGCAAAATTCTGCCTCAAAACTCGATCAGATTCACCGCCACCTCCCACACGGCCTGCCCGTCGCGGGCGGCCTTCAGGTCGGCGGTGCGGTCCCCGGCGTACATCTTCGCCGTGCGCACGCCGCCAAAAAAATACTGCACGGTCATGCTGTCCGGGGCTGTGGCGTTCAGCACCTTGGCGCAGTCCGCCGTCGAGAGCGCCGCCCAGCCGGCGCTGATCTTTGCCACGCCGCCGCGCACCCGCTCCCGCACAAGAACGCCGTCCTCGGTGCGGCCCGTGCCGTTGCTGTCCAGATCGGAGAGCTGCACCTTGTACGCACTCGGCGCGGGCAGCGCCGTGCCGTCAATGTTCAGAATTTCCACGCTTCACCTCCCGCCGCTGCGCAGGGCGCGGCGATTCTGGCTGTTGGCGATGACGCTGTCCAGCAGCTCCTCGCCGATGTAAATGTTGATGGGCTGGCCGTCCGCGCTGCCCTGCCAGCCGGCCAGCGTCTCCGCCATGGCCTGCTTGATGGTCGCCAGCGGCGCTTCCACGTTCGTGCCGGTCGTCTGGTCACCGAGCATCGCCAAAAACTGTCGGTTCGGCGGGATGACCGCCCCCTGCGCCAGCGCCGGGACCGGCACCGACGCCGCGTAGCCCAGCCCGAGCAGCGCACTTTGGCTGCTGACCAGCTTGCCCGCGCCGCCCAGCACACTGCCCGCCATGCTTTTGGCATGTCCGATGGCCGACAGCAGCCCGTTGATGGCCGCCGCAATGGCCGCGACCATGCTGCGCACAACGCCCAGCACCGTGGAGACCGCCGTCTGCACAATGGAGACGATGCGCCCCCACACGGTAGAGACCGTCCCGGCCATCGCAGCCCAGGCAGCGTCCCACTCGCCCCGCAGCACGGCGGTCAAAAAGTCAGCCATACCGCGCAGCACCGCCAGCGCAATCGTGATGCCGTCCGCAATGATGCCCGCCGCACCGGTCACCGCCGTGCCCAGCGCCGCAAACACCTGCACGGCCACGGGGGCCAGCGCCGTGATGAGCCACTGTACAAACGGTGCCAGCACGGTGTTCCACAGCGTCAGCAGCAGCGTTGTCACCGCGCCGAGGCACGCCGTCAGCTCGTTCCAGAGCGGCTGCAGGTGCGCGGTCCAGAGCGCACCCAGCAGGTCAAACAGCTGCACCAGCACAGGCTGCAGCACCTCGCTCCACAGCGCCGAAACGATGCCGACGACGTTCTGCCACCCCTGCGCAAGGCCGTCCAGAATCGGCTGGCCGTAGGCGGCCCACGCCTGCTCCATGCCCGCCCAAAGCCCCTGCCAGACCGTGTCCAGCAGCGCCAGCGCGGGCTGGACCACCGTAGAGAGCGCCGCGCAGAGCTGCTCCCATACGCCGGCTGCCGCCGCGGAAAGCCCCTGCCAAACCGTCTGCCACGCCGCGGCGAACGGCGCAAAAAATTCCTGCAGGTACGCCCAGAAATCCGCCCACGCACCGCGCAGGCTCTCCAGCACGCTCTGCCAGACTGCCGTCAGGCCGCTCAGGTCGCTGCCCGCTGTACCGCTGCGGCGTGCCGCAGTGCCGGTGGTGGATCTTGCGGCCTCCTCGGCCTTCGCCGCGGCCTCGGCGGCCTTTTTCTGCTTTTCCGGCGCCGCCGTTTTGTCCTCCGCCGGGGCGGACAGGCGGTTGATCTCGTCAAATTTTGCCAGGCTGCGGGCGGATTTCACGCTCTGTGCCGCCGCAGCCCGCAGTGACACGCGCAGCTCGTCCACAACGCTGCGCGCCTGCTGCCCGGCGTCGCCCACGCTCCCCAGCGCCGCAGAAATTTTATCCAGCGCCGTGCGCAGGGACGCCGAGGGCTGATTCAGCGTTGACAGCTCGTCAAAGGTTATCTCCTGCATTTCTCATCCCCCCAGCAATTCCAGCAGCCGCCTTTTCTCCGCCTGTTCCTCGGCGCTCTCCACGCCCCGCAGCTCCACCACGGCGCGGTGGGTGCGGTAATAGTCCAGCTCCCAGTTTTCCAGCCGCTTGCCGCGGCGCAGCTTATCACGGATGGCCACCACCGTCGCAAAGCTCCCCTCGCCGATGGCATCGAACCACGCCAGAAAGCTCCACCAGTGCAGGTAGGGCAGCGTGCGCACATCCTGCCCCGCGGCCTTGCTGATGCCCGCGGCGATCAGCGGTGCGTCCTGCTGCCAGTCCATCAGCGCGTGGCCGGGGCGGGGCTGCTCGCGGCGGCCCGCCGCCAAAAACTCCGTCAAAAACTGCGTGGCATCGGGCCAAAGCGGCTGCGGCAGTGCGGCGAACTCCGGGTAGAACAGCCGCATAGCCACGTACCAGCGCTCGCTCTGGTCCAGCGCCGGGTCGGCCTGGCCGTTCAGCCAGCGCAGCAGCTCCAGCACATCGCGGTAATCGCTGCGGATGGCATACCGCACGCCGCCCAGCTCCGCCTGCATCGGCAGTCCCCACGCCCCGGTCATACTACGCCCCGCTCGGCGCGGGCGGCATCGGCCCGGGCTGCGGCGGCATCGGCGGCAGCGGCCAGGCGGCGCTCGGCGCCCTCGCGCAGGATCGGCGTCAGCGCCTCCAAAAGGTTCTGCACCACACGCTTGCCGTTGGCCCCGACGCCCGCCAGGTTCACCCCGCCCAGGATCGCATCAAAGTCGTTCTCCGCGCCAAAGATGCCGGTCAGCAGCTTCTTGATCTTGCCGTCGTACTCGTTCAGCAGGGCCAGCCCCGCCGCGGCGCGCTGCTGCTCGTCGCCGTCCAGCGCCGCCAGCGCCTTTGTCAGCGCGGCGTCGTAGCCGTCAAGCTCTGCCCCCGCCGCAAAAAAGCGGTGGTAGAGGTTCGGGTCTGCCGGGTTAAAGCGCAGCACCCCGCGCCCGTTGACGCGGAATTCCTCCACGCCGGTGTCAATGTTCAGCTCCATCGTACTCTCCTTTCTTCAAAGCCTTCCCCCTCGGGGGAAGGTGGCGCCGCAGCGCCGGATGAGGGGCAGCCTTCCGGCAGCCGCTCTTTTGCCTGTCACGCCTGCGTAAACTTCTTGGTTGCCGGGTCAAACGTGCCCTTCGTCTTGACGCCGGTGTAATGCACGTTGAACGGGATCTGGTAGCCGGTGGTGTCGCCGCCGTAGCTGACGACCTCGATGTAGCATTCCTCGCGCACTGCGGGGTACGTCCCCGCCGTATCCTTGTCCCAGAGCTTGACCTCGACGATGTCGGTTTTCAGGTCATCCAGCACCAGATCGCCGTCGATGATGGCCTGCAGACGCTCAAACAGCGGGTCGCCCGGCTCGGCGTAGTAGGGGCTGACCTCGCCCTGCTTCTGGTAGCCGTTGATCGTAACCGTCGTCTCACCGACGATATTCGACTTTTTCTCCACGTTCGCGGTCAGCTCGGGGGAGTATTCCTCCAGATCGCTGCCCAGGCGGGTGTAGCTGGCGTCGCCGCTGCCAAAGGCGGCGTTCAGGTAGTGGGCCATGTACTTGCGTTCAATTTTCATGTGGTTTCCTCCGTATAAACTTGTGTGTATTCCGCTTGTAAACGCACGGTGTAGACCGCCGTGCCGCCCGCGTCGGCGCGCTCCATGCGGCCCTGCTCGGCGCGCAGGACCTCGCGCCCCGCGTTGCCCAGCACCGGCCCGCGGCCTGCGGCGCTCTCCGCTGCCGCCCAGGTCTGCAGATCCAGCAGCCGCGCGGCGTTGTCGGCATCGGTGCGCGGCAGGCAGAGCCGCAGCGTGAACTCCGCCCGGCAGCGCTGTGTCACGCGGCCCAGCAGGTTTTCCCGCCGGTCCAGCACCGTAATGCCCCGGCACCACAGCCCCGCCGTGTACGGCGCGGGGCCAACGTCCCCCACCGTCAAAGAAAGCCCCTGCAGGGCAGGGGCCCGGGCCAGAAAGGCCGTCATTTTTGTAAGCATGGTTTGCCTCCTTCTCTAAAGCCTTCCCCGAGGGGCTGCGCTCGCAAGCGCGTGTCGGAGCGCAACCGCCGAAGGCGGCTTTTAGCGCGTAGACTGAAGGTGGCGCCGCAGCGCCGGATGAGGGCAGACTTCGCGCGGCCCTCCCTTTCATCGTTCGGCCACGCAAGCTCGCCCCTCATCAGCCGCCTGCGGGCGGCAGCTTCTCCCCCGGGGGAGAAGCCAAAAAAATTCTCACCTTGTCAGGCTCCTCACGCCCGTTCCGCTTCCGTTCCACCAGGCACCGGCCTCGACATGGTGCGGTTTACCGCGCAGCCGCATCGGCAGCACGTACTGCACCAGCGCCGCACCCTCCACCGCCGCGGGCACAAAGCCCGGCCAGTCGGCCCAGGTCAGTGCCGGGCCCTCGCCGGGGAACAGCCTGTCCCCCGGTGCCAGCGTATAGTCCGCGCCGTACCGGGCCGTCGTCTCTGGGATGACCACCAGCAGCGCCGCGCCCCGGCGTGTGCCGCCTGCATCGGGCAGTTCCCGGCGGCCCTGCTGCCAACAGACGCCCCGCAGTACGGTGCGCACCACGGTCTGCGCCGCTGCGTCGGCGTGGTAGAGCGTCACGGTATCGCGGTACAGTTTATTCATGGAGCAGCCACCGCCCGATCCGCAGATAGTAGCCCGCCTCGTGGCGGAAATGCGCCGCCCGGTCTGCCAGCGTGCGGGAGCACAGCTCGGGCGGCGCGGTGTAGGTCTCGCTCACGCTGCCGACGCTCACCTTCGCAATGCCCCGGGCTTCGTCCTCCTGCGCGAACTCGTACATTGCGTCGGCCACAGCGCAGAGCGCCATGCTCTCGGCCAGCTCCGGGTCCAGCCCCTGGCGCGGTGCCACGGCGTACATCTCCCGCATACGGCGCAGCTCGTCCCCGGCGCGTCTGATGAAGCGGGGGAACTCCTTCTCCGGGATGTCCTCGCCCAGGTAATCCTCTACGTAAAAGGTATAATCCGGCACGCGCACGCCCCCTTACGCCTTGAACTTTGCCAGCACGACCTTAGCCTCATTGGACAGCACAGCGACGTAAAATTCGTCCGCCGTGATTTCGGTGGTGCGGGTCTTGGGCTTGCGCTCGGTCTCAATGTTGACCTCGCGCTTGCGGTAGATGGTCAGCGCCGGGATCTCGTCGTCGACCTCGGGGTCGGTCTCCAGCTTGACGATGGGGCAGGCGTAGACGCCTTCGGCCAGCGGGACCTTCTTGCTGGGCACAAGGCGGCAGCCCGCGATCATGCCGATCTCGCCGGTCAGGCTGACTCCGGGCGTGTACTTGTCGGCGCTCAGGAAGTCGGGGTTCTTGCGCAGCTGGGTGACCTGCTTCGGGTGGATGAACAGCACCTTGTCGGAGCAGCCCATCTCCTCCTCAAACAGGTCAACCGCATCGACGATGGCGTTGTAGCTGATCTGGGCCTGGCTGCCGTCGTAGATCAGGCTTGCGGTCTGCAAAGCGTCCATGCAGTCATTGTCGACCTTGGCGGCAATGGCCTGCGCCAGCTGGGTATTGGCCTCGCCCACCGGGTTGCCGTAGCCGGACAGCACGGCCTCGTCGGTCAGGCCGATGCCCTTCATGGCCTTTTTGATGGTGGCCTTGCGGGTGGAGGTCGTCATCTTCTCAATAGCGACCTCGCCGCCCTCGGCCACGTCGGAGGCGTCGCCGATGTAGGTGTAGGCGGGCACGGTGATGGTATCGCCGGGCACACCCTGCAGCGTATCGTCAATTTTGGCAAACGGTGCCACGCGCAGCTTCTTCGGGATTCGCGCGGACACCATATCCCCCATAACCTCAGGGTCGATCAGTTCGGACAGCTTCGTGATGAAATCAGACATATAGTTTCTCCTTTTTTGTGTTTTTACTTTTGTACGGTAGGGGCCGCATGCCCGGCCCGCCGGTTTCCGTTGGTTGCCCCTTTCACGGTTTGCTTTGTAGGGAGGGGTCTTGACCCCTCCGCGGCGGCCAGAGGGCTGGCCGCCCTACAAGCGTCCGTGTACGTAATTTGCAGGGGAGGGCTTCCTCCCTCCCGCGGGGCGTCGAGGACGCCGCCCCCTACAAGCCTCCCTTGTCAAAGGGAGGTGCCGAGCGTAAGCGAGGCGGAGGGATTCCTCCCGCCGCCCCTCACTTCCTCAACTCTTTATAAACCTCCGGGTTCTCCTTCTTCAGCGCCAGTCTCTCCCGGTACCCCATCCGCGCAAAGGCGTCGCGGTCCAGCGCTACCGGCACGCTGCCGGTCCCCGCGGCATAGGGCGCGGGGGTCTGCATCGGCTTGTTCTGCTCGTTCTCCATTGTATTTCACCTCACTTTCTGCAGCATCGTAGGGCGGGGTGACCTCACCCCCGCCGCACTGCACGGCAGGCTCATTGCGCCCGCCCTGCATCGCCCATAAACCGGCGGCGAATCTCTGCCAGCTCCGCCTCGGTCTCATGCGGCAAATCAAAATACCACGCCAGCGCCAGCTCAGGGCGCAGAAGTCCCGCGTCCACCAGCTCACGCTGCTCGGCCCAGATACGCGCACGGTCATACAAAACACCGTCGCCCCAGTCGATAGCCGGGGCTGCGGTCTGCGGCAGACCGTCCAGCCCGTACACCGCGCCCAGCGCACTGCACAGCGCCATGGCCTGCTGCACCGTATCCGTCCACGCGCTCTGCAGGTCGCGGATCGTCAGGTCGTAGTCCACCGACGTTGCGGCGATCTCCGTCGCCGTGCGCGGCTCGGCGGGGGTCTCGACCTCGCTCAGAATGCCGCGGCGCAGGCCCAGCAGGCTCTCACACCCGCGCAGAAGATCCTGCTTGCGGGCCAGATAGCTGCCCTCCCGCAATGTCGGGCTGTAGACCGTCACGCCGACGTTGGCCGGGTCGTCCGGCAGGCCGACAAACAGATCGTCCTGCAGCGCACGGCGGCCCTGGGCATCGGGGCGCAGCAGGTCCTCCGACGCAAAAACGCGGGACGCGCCGTTCGCAAATTCGGCGTTCAGCTGCTCCTCGCAGCGGGCCAGTGCGTGCAGCAGCCCCGCCGCCGGGGCATAGATGCTGACCGCGTCGGTGCTGCCGTCCACACAGTTCATCAGCGGCGTTTTCAGCACGGCCAGCCCGACGCCCTGCACCCCCGGCAGCACAAGCTGCGGGACCAGCTCCGCACAAGCGGGCAGCGTGGCCAGCGGCACACAGCGGCCCAATGTCTGGCCGTTCAGCTCAAACAGCCGCGTTTCGATGGTCAGGCCGTCCGCGCCCGCGGTGCGGCGCTCCAAAAGGGCGTACTGCCGCCCATCGACGCTGTGCCGCTCCATCGTGCCGACGGCCAGAAGGCTGCCGTGGGCGTCGCGGGCCAGCGGCACGTAACAGTCGCGCCGGATGGCCGCAAAGTCGAACGCCCCGTCCCGCGGCACCGGTTTCAGCAGACACTCTCCGCCCACCAGCGCGTACTGCATCGCGGTCTTGGCCGCCGCGTTCAGCGCCGACAGGCTGCGGCGCAGCGGGTGTGAGTTTTCTTGAAGAGTGAGAAATGCGGACGGGGTGGGAGGATTGAGCGCAAAAAGGTGGAAAAAGGCGGGAAAGGACGCGAGAGCGCGGTTTTTAATGAGGGTTAAACGGAATTGAACGCGAAATTTTGCAAGTTGGCGGGATGCGGGCTTGCAAAATTTTTTTGCCCATTTTGGGGGTTAAAACGGCGGATTGGCGGCTGGATGGCGCGGCGGGCGCGGGGCGTTTGAAAAGCGTTTAAACGGCGTTTAAAAAGTCCTTTATATAAACGCTTAAATATCGGAGTATCGCGTTTTAACAGGCGTTAAAACAATTTAAACGGCGGCGGCCAGACCTATGCACACTGCATAAGTTTGGCTGCCGCCTCTTATAATTTCAGTCGGACATTTTGCGTCCGACTGAAATCTGCTGTCCTATTACGATACAACGTCAAAAGAAGAAAATTATCTAAAAACGGAAATTGCTACGATGTCCGACTAAAAAATAATGTTTGAACACCATGTATAACGCATAGCGTTATTTCCCAACAAATGCGAGACATTCCTCTCCGTCTTGTGATACGGTTGCTCATGGTGTTGGAATCACGCCAAGATTTTGCAGGCGCTCTAATTCCTTTGTCAATAGAAATCGGACTACTTCTTGACCTGCTGAATCTAACAGTCGATACTGCTGAATCAAATCATATTCATCTGTTGACAAGGTACGCACGCGGGGTGAATCGTCAAAATCTTCCAGCGTGCAATCCAATGCGCGTGCAATCGATTTTACTGTTTCAATTTGCGGATCGCGTGTGTATCCATTGATTATCTTATTCAATGTGCCTTTGGGAACGCCAGAGCGCTCCGCAAGGTCATCTATGGTAAGTCCTGCCTGTTTCCGCTTTTGAGAAATAATAGCACCTAATTCCATATTGAATCCCCTTTCATTATTAACAGTATAACGGTTTGCGATTCCAGCGTCAACAAAAAAGTGCCAAATACGGAACTAAAACACCGATAAAAAGGTTGACAAATTCCGTATTAGGGATTATATTATAGTAAAAGATTCCGAATTTGGAACTTTGGAGGTGCATGACATGAAGTACAGCTTCTTAGAAGCAAAAATCACAGAGCGAGGGATTAAGAAAGCGGCTATATCCGCTGCCATCGGTGTTACCCCGAAATCTTTTAATAATAAGTTGGCGGGCAAGAGTCCTTTTACATGGCCGGAGGTTCAGACAATCCAAAAACGGTTCTTCCCCGACATGAACAAGGATGACTTGTTCCAACAATAATCCATATAATTAGCCGAAACGGCCTGCGGGCCGTCTGCCGGGAGTGGCCGCCCGGCACTGATGATGGCAGGCCAGAAAGGAAATGCAGAATGACACGCAAAAGAGCAATTAAATACCTTATGGGAGTTGCCCATTTTAACAGGAACGCGATCCAGAAAGCGTTTGCCGATACCCACAAAGAAGTCCCGGGCTCCAGCAATGTGCAGATAGCTGCCATTTTACTGGAAAACTGGGAAGATGCTGCAATCGCAGCCCACAACATCAATTTCCGGGCGGCGGTGGTTGTAAAAAGATTCAATCTTGAGATTTACCATGAAAAGGAACTGCACGAAAATCCGGCAGTGAGAAAAAGACCGTTGGATGATGATGGAAAGAATCCCTTCCTCACATACTCTATAGACGGGCGCGGACATAGGCCCAAACGTCATCAAAGGCATATAGAAGAAACTGAGAATCCTCGGCGGGATTTTTAAGTGCCATGTGCGGACGGCCACTATTAAGCGCATTGTATATGCTTTCAAGATACAAGAGTGTACATACCAAATCAATCGAAGGCGTTTTCTTGTTTAGAGCATCAATCTTGTCGGGATTGGCAAGCACTTTTGAAAGTGCCCGAATGTATGCTTTTGCACCATGAAGCCTGTCTGTGCCATATGGATTATAGCTCGACACATTCCCGAGAAAAAAGGCAATCTTTGCCTTAAAAGATGGGCGACTGATAAGAGGTTCCATAATTTTTTCTAAGCGGCCAGCAAATTCATCATGCGTTATGTGATCCATTTTTAATCCCCCTTTACAGATATTTTAACATAAGTTCCCCTAATTTGAACAGCCGAAACAGCCCTTCGGGGCTGTCTGCCGGGAATGGCCGCCCGGTACTGAAGATGGCAGGCCAAGGAGAGCGGTATGAAAATTATTGAAGCCATACAGGAAGCTTACGGCCCGGAGTACACCACGCTGGAAGACGCCATCAACTGGTGGAGCGGGCCGAGGGCATGGCGCGAGGATTTTACCGCTGTCCTGATTTTAAAGAGCGGTAAAAGACCGTATAAACAGCATTTAAGCGAGGTGCAATTTGACGATGACGAACATTGAAGCAGGCAGCCAGCGCATCCGCAGGCTGCCGGACAAGCCGATTGTTGGGGAAACTTACCCCAACGCCGGAGGGCTTTACAAGGTTGATCGGTATGATGCCGAATGCGATCTGGCATGGGTACACAGGCCGAAGGACGGCTGGAAGTGCTGCGCACACGGCCCTGCACTTTACGATGTGCCGGGACGGGGCATTGAGTTGCAGTGGAATTACAGCACCGGGGGCCAGTTCAGTGCTGACGATTGCGACGAAAGGTGGTGAACGCTATGACCCTCCAAGACTGGGCGCTGGTTCTGGCAATCAGCTCTATTCTTCTCAACATTCTGGCCGAGATCATCAAACATTGGTGAAAAAAGAACAGTGTAAATCAATTTTATCAATAAGTCGAAACGCCCTGCGCGGGCGTCACTGTGAGATGACCTACACAGTCTGATGATGGCAGGTCAGAAAGAGGTGATTTTTTGGAAGCGTTATTGAAAGCATCGGAAGCCAGTGCCTTGATGGGCGTGTCTATGCGCCACGTCCGCAGAATGGCGCAATCTGGTGCGCTTTCCTATCAAATCCACATGAACGCTCAGAACAGGCCGGAGTACCTGTTCCCGCTTTCCAGCCTGCCCGATGCGGCGCAACAGAAATATTTTGCGGAGCACGCGCCCGCCGCGCTGTCTGCGGCGGCCCCGGCCAAGGCGAAAAAGGCTGACAAGCCCGCCGCCTGCAAACCGCTGGAAGCCTACACTGCCGAGGAACGCGGTGAAATTGGGTACTGGATAACAACCGTTGACCGTTGGCAGACCTACCGCAACAAGGCCGGGACAAAGAAAGCCGAGTGCGACGAAAAATTTGTGCTGCTGTGCCGGATGGAAGAGCCAGACCGTCAAATCAGCGTAGAGACGCTTTACAGAAAGTGGGCGACCATCCGCGAGGGCGACTATGGCGCACTGGTGGATATGCGCGGCAAGGCCCGCAAGGGCATGAGCAAGATGCCGGAGGCTATTGAGAGAGTTTTTCTGTCACTTTTTCTTGATGAAAGTCAGCTTCCCGTGCCCCGCTGCATTGCGCTGACAGAAGAGTGGGCACAGCAGAATATGCCCGAAGCGATGCCCCTGCCGGGGTATCACACCTTCTACCGCAAAGCAAAGGCTGTGCCTTACCCGGTCATGGTTTTGTGCCGCATGGGCGAGAAAAAATACTATGACCTGTGCAGCCCCTACATACGCCGCGAATATGAGAGTATCAACGCCAACGACTTCTGGGTAGGCGATACCCACACCCTTGATGTGGAGAGCATGGGGCCGGATGGTACGCTGCACCGCCTGTACTTGAGCGCGTGGCTGGACGCCCGCAGCGGTATCTTTACAGGCTGGTATGTCACGGACAGCCCCGGCAGCCAAGCGACGCTGAACGCGCTGCGCAAGGGTATCTTGAAGTCTGGCATTCCGAGCCGCGCCTATGTTGACAATGGCCGAGAGTTCTTGACCTACGACATCGGCGGACGCGGTCACCGCGCCAAAAAGCGGCTGGCCGACGGCAGCGAGCCGTTTGCGCCGCCCGGTGTTTTTGAGCGGCTGGGCATTGAAATGACAAACGCTATTGTGCGCAATGCCCGCGCCAAGCTGGTCGAACGTCGATTTGAGGATGTTAAAAACTATATTTCCCGACTGTTCCCCACCTACACAGGCGGCAACGTGGTCGAGAAGCCGAACCGCCTAAAGGCCGTTTTGAAGCGCGGGGAGCATATTCCCACCGATGCCGAAGTCATTGCCGCTGTTGATACCTTGATAGAAGGCTACATGAACTGCGACGACTACGGCGGCAGTGTGGCCGAGGATAAAGGCAAGAGCCGCATACAGGTCTGGCACGAGAGCCTGCGCAACGGTGTGGCCCGCCGCCCCGCCAGTGACGACGATCTGCAGCTGATGTTGCTGCGCACCAGCAAGCCCGTCCGCATCGGACGGCGCGGCGTGACCTTGAAGCTGCACGGCTTGGAGTTGGATTTTTACACCCCGGAACTGGTAAATATGCGCATGAAGGAGAAAGTTTATGTGCGGTACGACCCGGAAGATCTGTCCAGCGTGCGCGTCTACGATATGGAAGACCGCTTCTTGTGTGTAGCACCGCAGAACAAGCTGACAGCCGGGTATCTGGAAAATCAAGAACAGATCGCCGACCTTATGGCTGCCAAGCGCCGCGCCGAAAAAGCCGTGCGGGAATATGGCGCAGCCCTCCGGCTGCCGGATGATCCAGACCGCGCCCTTACCCTTGCAACGGCACTGGCCCAGCGCAATCTGGATGCACTGGACACCTTCCCCAGCCCGAAGCTGATACAGCTGCAGCAATCTGCCCGCGAAGAACCCCTGCTTAAAGCTGTCGGTGACATTGACATCGGCAGGATGAATGAGAACATCATCAGACAACGAGGAGGAATTGAAGATGGAAAAGACCTATAACCCCGCGCTGATCCAGCGCACGCAGCGTTACATGGAGACACACAGCATCAGTCAAAATCAGTTTGCCGCTAAAGTGAATCTTTCCAGCGCGGCACTGAGCAGCTACCTCAATCAGAAGTATAAAGGCTCGGTAGAAGCCGTTGAGCGGCAACTGAGCGAGTTCTTCAAGCTGGATGAAGAGGCAGAGGCCGCCGCCGAGAAGACCGCCAGCCTGCTGCCCCGCGCGGCGTATGTGCCGACCAGCATCAGCGAGGATGTCTGCCAGAGCATCCGCTTTGCCCAGCTGGAGCATTGCATGGTCGTGCTGCACGGTGATGCGGGCGTCGGCAAGAGCAAGGGCGCACAGAAGTTCCTGCACGACCATCCCACGAACGCGGTGGGCATCAGCATCACGCCCAGCACGGGCACACTGAACGGCTCCATCAAGCTGCTGGCCCGCGCCCTGCGCGTGCCGGAGTGCCGCAACAAGATGGATCAGATGATGGCGCTGCGTTCCCGCCTTGACGGCACGAACTGGGTCATCGTCATCGACGAAGCCCAGCACCTCAAATATGCGGCGCTGGAAGAAATCCGCTCCCTGACGGACGACAACCCCATGACCGTGGAGCACGGTGTCGGCGTGGTGCTCATCGGCAACAGCGAAGTGTACAGCCGCCTGCAGGGCCGCCAGCAAGCGCAGTTTGCGCAGCTGTTCAGCCGCATCCGTATGCAGCGCGAGTACACCACCCGCAAGGTCAAGGAAGATGACGTGCGGAAGCTGTTCCCGGTGCTGGCCGAGCAGGACGCCCGCAAGGAAATGGACTTCCTGCTGAGCGTCTGCCGCAGTCCGTGGGGCATTCGCGGCGCAATGAACCTGTACACCAACGCGGCCAGCGCCAACGATGTCAGCTATGAAAATCTGTACCGCATGGCCGCCCACATGGGCATTGGTATGCTGGGGGCAGTTTGAGGAAAGGAGTTTTTTAGATGAATTTGAAGTGCGGATATTTTACCGTGGGCGGCATCATGTGCGGCTCGCTGGTGGGCATCTTCGTCGGAGCGCTGGCCGTGAACGCCAGCCTCGGCTACATGATCCTGCTGCTGGGCGCGTGGGGGCTGTGCCTTTACATCACATCGCGCAGCCTTATGGACGATGCCCGCCGCGAGGAAGCGGTGCTGAACCAGCCCGCCGAGGAATTTGACGACCCCGACGAACTGCCGCCCCTTTACTGGGAGGGCTATGACCGGGGCTATGAAGAAGCCCTTGAAAGTATGGCCTACACCCGCCCGCCGCGCGTGCGGCCCCCGAAAAGCAAGAAAAAAGGTGCTTAGTTTAACAACACCCCTGCGGGCAGACGCCCGCGCCTTAATGCAGCCGCCCGGATGGGCGCGGGTCTCAAGCCCCGGCAAATGCAGAGAGAGGAAGGAGCGTTTTTGTGAAAAAAGAAGATTGGGAAAAGGCAAAGAGTAGACTGCGTGCTCCACTCGGACGAGTCGATTTACTGTGCGATGGGTACAGCGTCACCCTTGTCAATGAGTGCATCAGCATGTTCCGCAATGGAATAGCGGTGTATGTCAATGGCGAAATACGCGGCTCATGGTTTGTGCAAGATTGCGAGGAGCGTCGGAGGTTTATCCCTCAAAAGGAAACTTCCTTGATGTCCCGCAAGCAGATTGCCGCCTATAACAAGATGCCGAAGAAAGACCGGGGACTGCTTAAAAAGTTCCGCGAGAAAACCTTCACGGCCTATCAGACACACTGGACGAACTGGCAGGCGCTTGTCAAGCATTTTGAAGCCAATAATGCCGACATCCGCCTTGTCACGCCGCAATAAAGCAAAGGAGTACATATCTATGGCAAGAAAGAAAGTAACCAGCGTTCCGGCACTGGCCGACTGGGGCGCAGTGGACAACGCCCTGCGGGACATCCGGGAGTGCCAGCACACGCTGGCGGAAATGGCCGTCCAGCGTGACCGCCAGATCGACAGCATCAAGGCCGACTACGCACAGGGGGCTTTGCCGCTGCAGAACCGGGTCAAGGCGCTGGAAAGCGAGGCCAAGGCATACGTTGATCTGCATCGGGCCGAACTGGACGGCAAGAGCCGCGCTCTGAACTTCGGCACTGTCGGCTACCGTGTCAGCAGCAAGCTGATGCTTGCCAGCAGCCGCGTGGCCGAGGCCATCGCCACGCTGAAGGTGCTGGGGCACGCCGAACTTATCAAAACCACTGAAACGCTTGACCGTGAGGCTCTGAAGCGCCAGCCCGGTGATATTTTGCAGCAGGTAGGCGCTTACATCCGCACGGTGGATGAGTTTTACTATGATGTGAGCAGCAAGGAGGCCGACGCATGATGACTTCTATCGCAGGCGGACTGAACACGGGCATCTGGCTCTGTGCTGTGGTTCTGGGTGCTACCGGGAGCGCCATCATCGTAACGGTGGCGGCATCGCTGCTGTGCGCAGGCGTGAAGTGCATCATTAAACATTTTAAGAACGGTGGCTGACGCCGGGAAGGGAGGCTACTTATGGCCGGGAGCGGATGCAACGCTTATCAAATCCGAAAAATATACGCTATCGGCGGCGCTCTGGGCATGGTGAAGCGGAACGAGGAAGACGACTTGCTGCATGAGTTGGTCGAGAGCATGACAGGGAAAAAGAGCATTAAAGCCTTGACCTACAGCGAAGCCTGCAAGGTCATCGGCGAGTTGGAAGGGCGGCAAGGAACGCCCCCGCCCCGCAAAAGCGGAAAGCCGCTCCGCAAGACCGCACCGGGCCACACCAGCGAGGGGCAGCGGCGCAAGGTCTGGGCACTCATGTATCGGCTGCAGGATGCCAGCCCCAGCAAGGCCCCGCTCGGTGAGAGGCTGTGCGCCATCATCAAGAAGGAACTGGGCATGGATGCCTTCCCGAAAGACCCCTTCGCGTGGATCGGCTACAAGGACGGCAACAAGCTGGTCGAGGTTTTGAAGGGCTACGTCAAGACTGCGCAGAAGAGCCGGGGTGATGCCGATGGATGAGTGGGAAATCCACCCCGACGATCTTTCCCCCGCCCAGCGGGAGGTGGCCGACCTCATCGGCTTTGAGAACTATTTGAAGCTGATCGACGTGTACGCTGCCGAGACAATCTACATACCGAAGCGCGACAGTTTTGAGCGGATTGCCCGCAATCAGCGCATCGTGGAGGAATACAACGGCGACAATCTGAAAGCCCTTGCCAAGAAGTACAACTTGACAACGGTGACGGTGCGGGCCATCGTGGACGAAAAGCACCGGGAAATCCGGGCAAGACCCCTTGATGGGCAAATGAGTTTTTTCCCGCCAGAACGTAAAGTAAAATATTAAAATGCTTAATCTGGCCCATTTTGCGAATCGTGAGTATCATTGGTTATAGAAACCAGTGACACTCACGATTTTTTAGTTTAGGGGTACGGATTATGGAGTTTGATGCGGGAACGTGGTGGCTGATCGGAATCCTGCTTACGTTCTTGATTGGGGCGTTGGGCTGGATGGTAAAACGCAGTCTTGACAAAATCGAGCGGAAACTTGACAGTGCGGCAACTAAGGCCGAACTTGAAAAAGAGGTCGGCGAGTGCAAACAGCAAATTTCGGAAATTCAGCACACCTACACGACCAGAAGCCAGCACCAGCAGGACTGGACTGAATGCCACAACGACATCAAGGCCATCCAGCGAAACTTTCTGACAAAGGAAGACTACTTCCGGGAACAGGCGAAAACTGAAAAGAAACTCGACCAGATATTGAATCTCTTGATGAAAGGACGGCTCTCCGATGAATGAAAAAGAAATGCTGATGAAGCAGCTGCGTGCCAACGCCTTCCCGCACAATAACGGCAAGGTCATGCAGGCCATCAACATCATCCGGCACAGCTACAACCGCTTGACCGATGTACAGCAGGCGGCGCAGATTTGGGGCGTCAGCCAAGACGACTTCCTCGACTGCATCAATTATCTGGCGATGGCAAAGTACATCCAGCTGCGCACGATTGCGGACAAAATCCTTGTTCCCGACTTTGCAGACATCGGCTGGGATTTGCTGGAAGCCAAACTCACCGCCGAGGGAATCAGCGTTCTGTGTCACAAAACCAAGGACGAAATGATCGAGGTGTGATATGAGCAGTTGGCCGTTAAATGGCAAAAAGGGCGGCAACCGCAAGCACAGCAAGATCGACACCCTGCCCCCGGAGATGAAAGCCACCGTGGAAGAGATGATAATGGATGGCAGTGCCACCTACTCCGACATCGTGACCTATCTGGAGCAGCAGGGGTACAGTCTTTCCGTTTCCAGCGTCTGCCGCTATGCACAGGGGTATGTGGAGAACCTGCAAACCTTACAGATCGCACAGGCCAACTTCCGCAATATGCTGGACGAATTGGAGCGGTATCCCGATCTGGACACCACCGAGGCGCTTGTGCGTGTTGCCAGCCAAAACCTTATGACCGCGCTGACCTCTAAGAAGGATGAGGATTGGAGCGCGGTCAGCGTCGATAAACTTATGAATCAAATCAGCGGTCTGACCCGCGCCGTCGCCTACAAGAAGCGCGTGGAACTGCAAAACAAGTCTGACATCGAGGCAGGCACGGGCGATCTGAAAAGCGCCCTGTGGAGCGCTATGGCGAAGGAGCGGCCCGATCTGTACAAACAGGTGTCGGCCTATCTGGATCGCAAGGCGCAGGAGGGCGGCACATGAGTATGTACGCCCTGCAGGTTATGACCGGGATGGAAGCCGAAATCACCCGGAAGCTGCGCGGCAAGGGCGTGGACGCCAGATGCCTGCAGGAGCGGCGGATGATCCGGCGCGGCGGCAAATGGCAGGAGCAGCTTTACACGCTGTTCCCCAGCTACATCTTCGTCAGCACGCCGGATGTGTACCGCGTCTATTATGCGGTGTGCCATGAAGACGGTGTACTGCATTGGCTGGGGGCGACCAAGGGCACGCCGGAGGCGTTGAGCGCCCATGAGGAAGCCAACATCCTCTGGCTGGCCGGGGACGGCCCGCTGCCGCCCAGCGAGGCCGAGATGCAGGCCGACGGCACACTGGACTTTACCAGCGGGCCGCTGGCTCACTTGAAGGATATGCTGGAAAAAGTGAACCGCCATGACCGCCGCGCCACGGTGCGCGTGCCTGTCGGCGGTGAGGATAAAACCATAACCCTCAGTTACCGTTTGAACGGCAGACAGGAAACTGCAAATAATGCTGCGGCTGGTACGCCCCGCAGCATGAACGCAGCGGACATATTTTAGAGGATTCCGGCTTGCAGCAAGGCGGAAATGGCGAAGCCTGCCCCTAAAATATGCCCTGCAATCCAGCCCTGCGCCATAACACCGTTTAAATGCGCGAGAGCGCCGTTCAAAAACGTTCAAACGCGGCGGGCGGCAAAACTGCCCGCAGAATAAGAGAACCGCGCACAGCGCCGTTTCTGGGGCTGTTTTGGGTGTCGAAAAATCGACACCCTGTTTTTATTGGGAAAGGAGCAGCCGATGCGAACAAAAAACGGCAGTGTCCAGGAGTTGATTGCCGGAATCCGGCAGGCCGCCGAGCAGGAAGAGTATAATCCTGCGGAGGATTTAAAGACTCTTCAAACGCAGTATAAACGGCTGGGCAAAAAGGACTTCGGCCTTATGCTGGATGCAATGGTCGAAAAATACGCTGCCGGGGAATATGCAGCCATCCATGCTGCGTTGGTCGAGAAAGCCCGCAGCGGCGATATTGAAGCAATCAAAATGTACCGCGAGATGCAGTCGAGCGGCGGCAGCGATGAGGTGGTGATCGTGGATGACGTCGAATAAAAAGCGCGTGCGCCTGTCGGACATCATCGGCCCGGCTTTCTATGAGACGCATAAGCTGATCGACATGGGCGTCATCGACGAAGCAGTTGAATCGGGCGGGCGTGCCAGCTTGAAAAGTTCCTACGTTGGCACGGAAGTGGTGCTGCAGCTGGTGAAGCACCCGGACTGCCACGCTCTTGTGACCCGACAGGTCGGCGACACGATGCGCGACAGCGTGTATGCGCAAATCCTGTGGGCTATCGACAAGCTGGGGCTTACCACGAAATTCAAATGCACACAAAGCCCCCTGCAATGCACCTATCTCCCCACCGGGCAGCGCATTTTGTTCCGTGGGTTGGATGATCCGCAGAAGATCAAATCCATCAAGCTGCCGTTCGGGTATATCGGTATCCTGTGGTTTGAGGAAGCCGACCAAATCAAGGGCGGCGAAGATGCCGTGCGCAATGTGCAGCAGTCTGCGCTGCGCGGCGGTGAGTTTGGCCTTACCTTTATCAGCTTCAACCCTCCGGCTGCCAGCCGCAACTGGGCAAACCGCTACGCCCGCGAGGAACGCAAGGGCAAGCGCATCCATCATTCGACCTACCTGCAAGCCCCTGCTGCATGGCTCGGCCCGAAGTTTCTGGCACAGGCGGAGTACATCAAGGGAACGCAGCCGACGAAATACCGCCATGAATATCTGGGCGAGGTCGTCGGCAGCGGTACGCAGGTATTTGAAAATCTGCGGCTTGAGCCTATCTCGCAAAAGACTATCCGAAACTTCGACACCATTGAAAACGGTGTTGACTGGGGCTGGTATCCCGACCCGTGGGCATTCAACCGCTGCCACTATGATGCGGCACGCAAAACGCTGTATATCTTCGACGAACTGACCCGGCTGCGTACCTCCAACGAGGAAACCGCAAAGCTGGTGCAGCAGCGTATTGAATCGTGGGAGAGCGTGACCGCCGATTCCGCAGAGATGAAATCCTGCGCTGACTACCGCGCTTTTGGCATCCTTTGCCGCGAGGCCGTCAAAGGGCCGGGAAGCGTGAACCAGAGCATGAAGTGGCTGCAAGGGCTGACGGCCATCGTCATCGACCCGCACCGCTGCCCCGACACGGCGAAGGAGTTCAGTGAATACGAGTACGAGGTTGGCCGTGACGGCACAGTGCTGCCGGGGTATGTGGACGCGGACAACCATCACATTGACGCCGTCCGCTATGCTGTCAACCGTATCTGGATGCGCAGGGGTGCATGATGAAGAAATTCCGCAAATGGCTCATTGACCGCTTTTTGCCGCGCTGGGCCTATGAATCGCTGCTGGACGAACTGGCAGCCGCCAACAAAAAGCAGGAGGAACTGCGGCAGACTGTGGAGCGGCAGCAGTGCTATATTTCCGGGCTGGAATATGCACTGCGGCACATGACACCGACTGTCGTGGTGGAAAGCCATGAAAAAGAAGCCAAAGAAAAAGCCGGATAAATGCCGGGGCTGCCCGTGGCGGGCGGCGACAGACTATTGCCTGTGGCCGCGTTGCTTTCGGGAAATCACTCTAGGGGGAAAGCATGATGGGCGCTCTGATCCGCGCACTGACAAACAACGCAGTCGAAAACATTGAAGAGGCGCTGGGCATGACGGATGCCACCAGCAGTGCCATGAAGCACGCCATCGCAGAGTGGTATGCTGCATGGTATGGCCGTGCCCCGACCAAAACCGAAGACCCCTGCCAGCGCCTGCCGTATGCCATTGTGAACAAGCTGTGCAAGGCAACCTTCGGCGAGTATGACAGCAGCCTGCAGCACACCGACAGTGCCAAGGCAAAATACCTTGACGGCGTGCGCAGCACCTTTGATGCCCGCAAGACCAGTTTTATGACACAGGCCATGATTGGCGGCGAGGCGTGGGCAAAGCCTGTGCCGATGCCGGATGGACGGCTGACATGGCAGATCGTGGGACGCGATTCCGTCATTATTTTAGGCCGCGATGCAAGCGGCATCCCCTCGGATGTGGCGCTGTGCGAGAAGTCTGTATCTGCCGACCATCATTTTTACACGCTGGTCGAGCGGCGCACATCCTTTGCCGGGCGGCTCACGATCCAGTACTGCCTGTACTGCTCCGACAACAAAAGCACACTGGGGCGGCGCGTGCCGCTGGCAAGCCTGCCGCAATATGAGCGGCTGGAAGATGAGTACACCTTTGCCGTGCCCATTGATGGCGTCGGCATGGTGTTCCTGCGGATGCCCATCACAAACTGTGTAGACGGCAGCGCGGACGGCGTTTCCATCTACGAGCCTGCAATGGGGCTTATCCACCGCATCAACGAAAATGAACTGCAATTTAGCCGTGAGTTTGAGTTGGGCAGGATGCGCGTTGTGGCGAGTGCCGATATTTTGCGCACCCACAACGGCAAAAAATCATTGACCGATGATGTGTTCGTCGGTTTGGACGGCAACGAGCAGAGCGTCGGTATCACGCCCTTTGCGCCTGCGCTGCGCAATGAAAGCTACGAGGCTCGGCGGCAGACCTACTTAAAGGCTATCGAAAATCTGTTGGGCATCAAGCGCGGCATCCTCTCCGACGCCGAGGCTGTGAGCAAAACGGCGACGGAGATCAATTCCAGCGCGGGCGATTATAGCCTGTCCATTATTGATTTTCAGCATCTGTACTATGACGCCCTACAAGCGGCGCTCCGGCTCGGCAACCAGATCGGGCAGGCATACCGCCTGTGCGATGCGTCGGCATGGGATGCCGACGAACTTGCCGTAACATGGGGCAACGGTGTGCTGTACGATGCCGACCAAGAGTGGACGGAGCGCAAGGAACTTGTGCAGATGGGCCTGCTGAAGCCGGAACTGGCGCTGGCGTGGAAATTTGACCTGCCTGCCGAGACGGAAGCTGACCTTGCCGAAATCCGCAAGAACTATATGCCGGAGTTGAAAGACCTTGAAGGTTGAGGTGATACCGCATGACCGCTGAGCAGCGTGCGGGCTTGAGTGACGCCGCCCTTGCCATGACGCAGCCCTGCATTGATGAACTTATCAAGGACATCAGCAGGCGCGTGCAGAAGGCCGGGGCTATCACCGACACTGCCGAATACCAGATTTATCGAGCACAGGCACTGGGCGAGGGCAAAAAGGCCATTGAGCAGGCCGTATCGAAGCAGATCGGCATCAGCGAGGAAGTCATTGCCAGCCTGTTTGAATATGTGGCCGACAAGAGCCTGAGTCCTGATGAAAACGGCAGCCTAAAGCGAATGACTGAAGCCTACACCCGCATGACCCAGAGCAAGACCCGCGAACTGCTGCGTGACCTGTGGGCCGATACGCCGGAGGGCAAGGTGCAGCCGTTGCAGACGGCCTACGCCCGCGCAATGGATTTTGCGTTCCGGCAGGTTGCCACAGGTACACTGGACTTGAACACAGCCATCCGCCGCGCCGTAACGCCGCTGGCAAAGCGCGGCCTGCGCACCATTGAACAAAAGAGCGGGCGCAGCGTTGGCGTTGAGTACGCCTGCAGGCGGTACATCATGGATCAACTCGGCCAGTTGGATGATGAAATCCAGCACGCCGACCATGACGCGCTGGGGTGCGACGGCTGGGAAATCAGTGCCCACGCCGCCTGCGCCCCCGATCATGAACCGATACAGGGGCGGCAGTACGGCGACGCAGAATTTGAAAAGCTGAACAACAGCCTGCAGCGCCGCATCGGGCACTTGAACTGCGGGCACACGGCAAACCCCATCATTTTAGGCGTGAACGCGCCGCAGTACACCGAAGCCCAGCTTCAAAAATTCAAGGATGACAACGAGCGCGGCGTTGTGTACAATGGCTACAGGTACACCTTGTACGAGGCCGGGCAGGAGCAGAGCCGCATCGAAAACGGCATCCGGCTCATCAAGCGCCAGATTCTGGCCGACGAAGAAACCGAAAGCCCCGATCTGCAGAAGCATCAAATCAAGCTGCGGGTCGTGCAGGCCGAGTATGCGAGATTCTGCAAGGCCGTGGGTCTGCCCACCCGCAGCGAACGCCTGCAGGTGGCCGGGTTTGGCCGCAGCCAGTCCAACCGGGCCGTGTGGGCCTACAAAAAGGCTGCGCCGGAGCAACTTCGGGATGTAGAAATCGCAGGGCACAAACTGTACAGCGTCACGGATGAACGCATCTGGGCTGTGCCGAAGCCGTTCTTTCAAGGCGTTTCCAACAAGGTCAACGGTCTGGCGCAGGAATACGCCAGAGGCGTGCTGAAAAAGGTGCAGGGGCTGGAAGTCGGTACAGAGGCTGTCGTGAACTTCACCAAAGACGGTAAATGCACAGGCTACTATGTGGGCGGGCAGAACAGTATGAAGGTCAAGCCCCCGGAGATGCAAGTGCCCTATTACTCTTTACATAATCACCCCAGCAATGGTATACTTAGCCCAGAGGATATACAGCAGCTTATCAAGCGCCCTCAAATGCAGGGCATCGGCGCTGTCGGTAATGCCGGAGCGCTGTTCACCTGCGAGAAGGTGTTCGGCTATTCCCAAAAGAATGCCGAGGGCTGGTTTAAGACCTTAAAAAAGAAATATCCTCTCTATAAAGGTGAATCCGGCAAAATCGAAGACGCGCTTGCGCAGCGTATTGCATTTGCTGAAGAACTGCGAAGGGATGGTGCTAAGTATGGGCTCGTATTTTCAAGATAACCCTCCGACTCCAGAAGAAATCGCAAAGTGGCGAGCAGACCTTACGCGAGGCTGGCCTTATACTGAGGATGATCCTGAGCCGGATTTTTTCGACTGGACACCTGACCCAGACCGCAGCGCCACTACGGATTCCATCTATCTGCTTAAAGCAACAGGCAACTGGACGGAGGAAGATGAGCGCATCGCCTTTGACCCCAGCAAGCCCCCTCCGCGCCCGCTGGCTGAACTGGAAGCGGAGCACGACGCCTTCATCAAAGAATTGTTCAAAAAAGCAAAGCCCCTTTAAACACTGTATAAACGCTATTTGCACCGCTTTTAAAGCGGTGCTTTTTTCGTGCCCAAAATTATGCAAGAGGTGCTTTATGTTCTGTATTACCTATGATACAACCTGTTATGCCGACCCGCAGCGTGCATTTGATTCCTTTATGCGGCAGCTTCGGGAATTTCTCGGCCTTGCACCCCGCGTTCGGAGAAACAAGCGGATCGTCTCGCATCCGCAGCCGCACAAGGTTGGCAAATACCGCGCACCGCATCTGCGACCCGATCCGCACCCGCACCTGCCGAGAGATCGGCTGCAGGAGTATCATTCTAAACCCGAAATCGTAACCGAGCGCAGCTGCTCCCGCGCCGATGAAGCGCAGGACGATAGCGACACAGACAACACAGACGAAGGAGATCACCTATGCTTGACTGGCTGAAACCCATCCTCGGTGATGGGTACAATGAGGAAATCGACAACAAGATCGCCGCCGAGATCAACAAGGGCTTTGTCGCCAAGGCCGACTACGACGCGGCCAAGGACGCCCAGCGTACAGCGGCAGAGGCTTTGGCCGACGCCAACAAGGCGCTGGCCGAGTACAAGGACACCGACATCGACGGCCTGCGCAAGAGCGCCGAGGAATGGCAGGCCAAGGCAGAGCAGGCCGAGAAAGACGCGGATGCCCGCGTTGCGGCGGTGCAGTTTGATGCAAAGCTGGATTCTGCCATTGCTGCCGCGCATGGACGCAGCGGCAAGGCCATCCGCGCATTGCTCGATCTGGACACCCTGCGCGGCAGCAATGACCCTGACAAGGACATCCCCGCTGCACTGGCTGCCCTGCAGAAAGACAGCGGTTATATGTTCGACACCGGGGAAACCCCGCCGCCCTATGCTACAGGCACGGGCCGCACCGCCATGACCGCCGACAATTCTGACAGTGCCCTGCGCAAAGCAATGGGCCTGCCGATGGAATAAGATAAGGAGCAAAACCTATGAGCAACACTATCGAACTCGCAAAATCTTTTGTCCCCAAGCTGGATGAGTGCTACCGACTGGCCTCGCTTACGAGCGTGCTGGACGGTGCGCCCGAACTCGCCAAGCAGGGCGCGAACGCCAACGAACTCATCATCCCCATGATGAGCATGGACGGTCTGGCCGACTACAGCCGCAACGGCGGTTATGTGCAGGGCGGCGTCACCATGACGAACGAGACGGTCAAGTGCAACTTTGACCGTGGCCGCCGCTTTGACGTGGACGTCATGGACGATCTGGAAACCGCTGGCCTTGCCTTTGGCCGTCTGTCCGCTCAGTTCATCCGTGACAAGGTTGTGCCCGAACTGGACGCCTTCCGCTTTGCGTCCTACTGCGGCATCAGCGGCGTCACGAAGAAGGAAGAGACGCTTGCCGATGGCGCGGCCACCGTTGCGGCGCTGAGTGCTGCCGTGACGGCCATGGACGATGAGGAAGTCACCGCCACCGGGCGCTACCTGTTCATCACGCCGACGCTGCTGCAGGGCATCAACGATATGGACACCACGAAGAGCAAGAAGGTTCTGGAAGGCTTCGAGCAGGTCATCAAGGTTCCCCAGCGCCGCTTCTACACGGCCATCAAGCAGCTTTCCGGCAAGACCGGGGAGGAAGCCGGCGGTTACACGAAGGCAACCGGCGCGGCCAACATCAACTTCGCCATCGTCCAGAAGGATGCGCTCATCCAGTATACGAAGCACGCCGCCCCGAAGATCATCGCCCCGGAGAACAACCCGGACGCGGATGCCTACGTCTTCGGCTATCGCATGGTGGGCATCGCCAAGGCATACAAGAATATGCTGTCTGGCATGTACTTCAGCCACGACAAGGCGTAAGGAGGATTTACTATGGCTATTATCGGATACATCCCACCCGCCGCCGAGCCGATCCCTGCGGTCAACGCGCAGCCTGTGCCGGACAATGCTCCGCCCGCCGAGGCGGCGGTGGAACTGCCGTTCCCCGAAGTGACGGACACGGCGGCAGAAGAAAAGCCCGCCAAGCGCACAAAGAGGGCAGCGACCAAGGAGTAAACCCATGACGAGTTACGAGTTTTACGTCTGCAAATATGGCGGCAAGGCCATCCAGCCGGACGAGTGGCAGACCGCTTATGCTGACGCCGACGCGCTGATTCGGCGATACGAGCGGCTGTACCGCGTGGAATATCCCACCGACAGCGCCCGCGACACGGCTGTATGTGCCATTGCTGACGCCCAGCGCAGGTTTGCCGATGTACAGAGCGGTGCTGCGGCTGCTCCGGCCAGCGTTACGATTGGCAGCGTAAGCGAAAGCTACGCCGCCAACACGGCAGCAGCCATTGATGCGACACCCAAGGCACAGGCGGCAGAATACTATCGCATTCTGTGCTTGTATGCTGATGTGTACAGGGGGTGCAGCTGATGCGGTATGAGGGAGCGCTTCGTTCGCCGATCTATGACCTGTGCCGCCAGACCGTTACCGTGTACCATGCGTGTTATAATCCCTTCCGGGTGACGCGCTGCGTAATTCATGGCGCGTACTTTGAGCGTAAAACCGTGCAGACCGTTGATAAAAGCGGGGGCAAATCCTGCGACGAATTTTTGCTGGTAATTCCCAACAAAAACGCGCGGAGGGCTGCCCCCGCCCTTTTTAACGGCATCCCCGGCGTGTATGTGCTGGAATGCGGGGATCGCATTGTGGAGGGTGTTGGGGAAGAAATCACAACCCGCGAACAGTGGGGCAGCTTCGTCCCGGCCAACCGCCCCGGTGTGGTTACTGTAGACTGGGTGCGGGACATGGGCTGCCGCAATGTTTTGTACCATGTGGAGGCAGGCGGTAAGCAATGAGGGTCACGCTTGATTTTCCCGCCGCAGAAGAGATTTTGCAGGAAGTGGGACTGGATGAACAGGGTGATACGCAAATGTTCCACACCAAGAATGTGCTGCGGCGCATTCAAAAGTATATGCCCTACCGTACAGGCGCGACCATCAAGCTGACCGTCGCCCAGACCGACCCCCGCGTGCCGGAGATCGTCACCGAAGAGCCGCAGGCGGTTTATCTGTATAACGGCGTGAGCCGCAGCGGGAAGCCGCTGAACTATACAAAAACAAAGAATCCCCTTGCCGGAGGGCATTGGGATCGTGCGCTTGTGGCTGCCGAGGGTGATGCGCTGGCTGCCGATCTGGAACGCTATATTGGAAAGAGGTCTGGCGAATGAGTGAACTTGAGCAGGTCATCACATGGCTGCGCACCTATGAGGGGCATGACATCTTGAAGGATTGGCATGTCGACTACACCGACCAAGTGCCCAGCTGCGGCGCGGTCTTCCCGCAGGGGCTGCAGGAAATTGAACGCCGCACCTATATCACGGGCGCAGTCTGCGTCACAAATCAGAGCAACTTCGGTCTGTACTTTACTTTTGCCAAAAGTGCAGGCGATGATGAGGGCGCGAAGATCAACGCAGATTGGGTCAACGACTTCCAGCATTGGGTGCAGGAGCAGAGTACCCACGGCCTTGCTCCAAACTTTGGCGACGCCGAAGAGTCTGTCATCGCCCGCGCCCAGAACGGTGTGCTGTACGAAGCGGAGGCCGAAGGCACGGCGACTTATATGGTCGTGCTGAGCCTGCGCTACACAAAAACCTATGAATCGGAGGATTTTGCATGAAAATCGAACGCAAATATATGGCGCATTATCTGAATGCAACTTTTGCCGCAGATGATGGCACGGCCAGCTATGTGCGGCTGGGCAAAGATTTGGAGGAATACTCCCCGGAGTTGTCCGCCAACGTCGAAAAGAAAACCAACATTCTCGGCAACGAGACTGTCAGCATCGACAGCTACCAGAAGCAGGGCGAGGTCAGTCCTTACTACGCCGAGAAAGGCGACCCGCTGTTTGAGAAGCTGCAGAGCATTATCGACAACGATCTGGTTCTGGATGATCTGAAAACCGACATCGTGGAAGTCAAGCTGTGGGACGCCCAGAGCAGCGGCGCGTTCCCTGCGGTGCGGGAAGAGTGCTACATCGAGGTCAGCAGCTACGGCGGCGACACCACTGGTTATCAGATTCCGTTCAACGTGCATTATACTGGCGTTAAAACCAAAGGCACATTCAACCCCACCACCAAGGCGTTCACCGCCGAGGCGTGAAAGGAGCAGTCATCATGGAACTGGTTATTGATCGCGGCGTCAAAAGCTATGACGTGAAAGACGTCGACGGCACACTGCTGGGCGTCATCAAAATCAACCCTGCCGACATCGGCATTTCCGGGCGCTTCGTCTCGGCACGCAATGCCATCGCAGAACTGGCGGAGCAGGCCAAGCAGGACATGACACCTGAAAAGATTCTCGCAATGGATACGACCATCAAGGCCGAACTGAACAAGGTGTTTGGCAGTGATGTGTCCTCGGTTTTCTTTGGCGGACTTTCGGCGCTGGCTCTTGCCGATGACGGTGCTTTTGTCTTTGAAAAGGTGCTGGAAGCTGTTGCCCCTCTGGTGGAGGAGGCGCACAAGGCCGGAATCGCTGCCGCCGAAGCGCGGCTTAAAAAGCACACCGCTGTCTATGCCGACTTCAGCAAGGGGCTTGCCCCCGGTCAGCAGGCATGAGTGCATGGGAATTACCCACCACCGTCGAGGTGGCCGGGCGCAGCTTTGCGATCCGCTCGGATTTTCGCGCCGTACTGGATGCACTGGCTGCGCTGACTGACCCCGACCTGACACAGCAGGAGCAGTACGTTGCCTGCCTGCAAATTCTATATCCCCGCTGGAAAGAGCTGCCCGACGCAAACGCTGCGCTTCGGGCGGCTTTTACTTTTATCAACGAGGGAAAAGAAGACGAGAAGCAGGGCTTCCGCCCCCGGCTGGTGGACTGGGAGCAGGATGCTGCTCTGATCGCACCCGCTGTGGACAAAGTGCTGGGGTATAGCTGCCGCCGATGCGGGTATTTGCACTGGTGGGAATTTCTCGGTGCATTTCATGGCATCGGCGATGGCCTGTTTGCGCAGGTGGTGAACATCCGAAACAAGCGAGCACGCGGTAAAATGCTGGACAAATCCGAGCAGGAATTTGCCCGCGAGAACGCTGCCGTTATTAAAATCCATGCGGCAGAAAGTGCCGAGGATAAGGCCGAAAAGGAAAGGCTGTTGGATCTTCTGGGGAGGTGAAGCTATGGCATCAGTCGTTATCAATACGCGCTTTAATAACCGAAAGGCCGAGGCAGACTTAAAAGAGTTGCAGGCCAAGGCCAAAGAAACCGCGCGAGAAATCAATGCGGTGGAAAAGGGCCTCGGCTCGGCTACGACCAAACGGAATAAGCTGCGGGACGATTTGGAAGCCGCCCGCCAGAAAGCTGCCGAAACGGCTGCCGCTCTCGACGAAGTAAACGCTCGACTGGATGCCGGACGCAAATCGAAGTTCGGCGTCACATCCAAGGGCGACGAAACGCTGAGCGACAAGCTGGCCGCAAAGTTGCAGCAGCAGGATACCGCTGTGCAGGCTGCCGCCGATGCCTACCACGCACAGGATGCCGCCGTGCAGGCACTGCAGCAACGGCACGCCGAACTGACTGCCCAGCTTGCACAGGAGAAGGATGAGGCGACCCGGCAGGCCGAGGCTGTTACCAACGCCGCGCAGGCTGCACAAGCGGCGCAGGTGGATGTATCCAATGTGCAGCGTGCAGCGAATGCGATGGACGCCTTCGTCTCAAAGCTGTTCAACGCGGCATCAGTGAGTAAGATTCTGAAAAGGTCACTGTCCGCGATAGGCTCTATCGGCGGCAAGGCTTTTGATTTTGTGAAAAGCAAGGCCCAGAGTGTGCAGGAACGGCTGGCACAGGCTGCGCAGAGCACGGAACACTTCCGCAAGCGGCTGGCAGGGCTGGTGTCCGGCGCGTTGGTGTTCAATGTGCTTTCCTCCGGGCTCCGGACGCTGACGAACTGGATGGGGACGGCGCTGCTGTCTTCGTCCGGCCTGCGGACGGCGCTCGGCAACTTGCAGGGCGCAGCGGCCACGGCAGCCGCGCCCATCATTCAGATACTTACCCCCGCGCTGACTGCGCTGGCAAATGCGGCGGCGATGGTGTTCAGTTACATTGCGCGGTTGGTGGCGTTCTTTACCGGGCGCACAATCTCCGCCAGCGCCGGAGCAGCCAAGGCTATGAACGGCGTCGGATCGGCGGCGGGCAGCGCAGCGAAGAAGGTCAAGAACGCTAATGGTGAACTGGCCGCCTTTGACGAACTGAACGTGCTGAACAAGCAGTCCGACGATAGCAGCGGCGGGGGCGGTGGTGGAGCAGACAGCATTACCCCGGACTTCGACTTTTCTGCGGAGAATCCATTCCTTGACAGCATTATGGATGCCATAGAGCAGGGCGACTGGTACAAGGTCGGGCAGCTGATCGGCGAGAAGCTGCGTGACAGTCTGAACGCCATCCCATGGCCGGATATACAGGATAAGGCTGTGCAGTGGGCAACAAACATTGCCGACTGCATCAATGGTTTTATCGAAGTACCGGGCCTGTGGACTGCCATCGGACACACCATTGCACAGGGACTGAACACGGCGCTGCTCTTTGCGGACACGATGATGCAGCGCATCCACTGGGACAGTCTGGGCGCGGGTATTGCAGAGGGACTGACAACTGCCGTAGCTGAACTGCGCTGGGACACGCTGGGGCGTGTGCTGACGGATGGGATGCGTGCGGCCATTCTGACGCTGTACAACTTTGTGCTGCATTACAGCGGCTGGACGGATTTAGGCAATGGCATTGCAATGTGCATCAATTCTGCCATCGCCAATATTCCGTGGCTGGAAGCTGGACTGGGTGTGAGCGGCTTTGCCATCGGCCTGCTGAACGCGCTGATCGCGGCGGTACAGGGCACAAACTGGGACGACCTCGGACACAATATCGTGACGATGATTGCCGCGATTGACTGGCCGGGGCTGTTCTCTGCGTTGAGCACGCTGGCATTGGATGTGCTGCAGGCCATCAACACAATCCTCGGCCAAGTTGACTGGGATGCTGTCGGCAGCAAAATCATGGAGTGCTTGCAGGCGGTAGACTGGGTCGGTATTCTGGCGCAGGTTGCCGAACTCATTTCCAACTGCTGGCCGCTTCTTATGGCGGCGCTGGCCGTGAGCCTGCTGCCTGTGATTGGCGCGTTTATTCTTGACACGGTGCTTCCTGCTATTTTGAGCGGCCTCGGCTCGCTGATCGTCACGGTCATCTCGGCCATCGGTGCATGGCCTGTGCTGCTGCTGGCGGTGCTGGCCTCTATCGCGGCGGTCATCATCAATTATCTTGTGACCCACTGGGACGAAATCAAACAGAACTTTTCACAGACACTTGATGATCTGGCACAGGCGCTGAACACTGCCGGAGAGAATCTGCAGCACATCTGGGATACTCTGTGGCTGACGATAAAGCTGCTCGGTCTGCAAATCTGGGAGACCATCACCACAGGCTGGAACAATTTCTGGAAAGGGATTGACCTCGCCTTACGCATGGCAGGCGCGGCGCTGCAAGCAGCATGGTCGGCCTGCTGGCTGATTATCAAGCTGGCGGCTATGCAGATTTGGGAGGACATCACCACCGCATGGAGCAATTTCTGGAAGGGTCTTTCCCTGCTCTTGTCGATGGCAGGGGCGGCGCTGAACGCTGTCTGGACTGCCGCGTGGTCGGCGCTGGCTGATACGGTATCCTCTATTTGGGATGGCATTACCTCTGTGGTGCGCGGCGCGGTCAACGGCATCATCCGCATCATAAACGGCATGATTTCGGCGATTGTTGGCGGCATGAACGCTGTCATCGGTCTGCTGAACGGCTTCAGTTTTGATGTGCCCGAATTTGCACAGGATGCACTGGGCACGGCTAAGGTTGGATTCAACATCGACCCCATCACCGCACCGCAAATTCCCTATCTGGCACAGGGCGCAGTCATTCCGGCAAATCACGAATTTCTCGCTGTGCTGGGCGACCAGACAAACGGCACGAATGTGGAAGCACCTCTTGAAACAATCCAGCAGGCGCTGGCCGAGGTGTTGGCCGAGTGGGGCGGGCAGGACATCACAATCCGCTTTGCCGCCAGCGGCGGTTTGGAACAGCTTGTGCGCCTGCTGATGCCCTACATCGACAAAGAAAAAGTCCGCCGTGGTGCGCGGCTTGTGGTGGGAGGAAACTGATGATCGTAATTGACGGCGAACAATTCAAAATCGACGTGCTAAGCGTAAAGCGCAGCGCGGATTTTCTGGATAAATACGCGGAGCGCCTCGCCAACGGCCACCTCAGACGCGAGTTGATTGGCGTGTACTTCAACTACAAGCTGCAATTTGGGCCGGGGCTGGATCGCAAGGAATACGCCCGACTGTGGGACAAGTTGACGGAGCCTGTGGAGTTCCATGAGGTTACAGTGCCAGATGAAGACGGCGACTATACCTTTACAGCTTACTTTTCCAATGTCGGCGACGAATTGCTGCGGAAAAAGGCTGAAAAAAACTACTGGAAGAATCTGACCGCGAATTTTATTGCCCAGAAGCCTGCAAGGACATAAAGGAGGCGAACGACCATGAACACAAGCACCCGCGTGGAGTTCGGTCTGTACGATGTCACTGCGCGGAGCGACAGCGCCCCCGTCACGGAGGATGCAAAGGATTTTTGCAATTTAAGCAAGGATTTACTGTTGGAATCCGTGCCGAATCAGAACAAGTACGGCACGCTGGAAACGCGGCAATGGCTCATGGACGGCAGCTTCCTGTTTTTTCCCGAAACGCCTCGGCAGTATTTCTGGGGCTTTTGGAGCACGGAACAGTCGAACGGAAACGGTGCTTTTGCCAATCCGCCCGTGCTGAATATCCGCTTCGACAAGAATCACAGTAGCAGCGGTCTGACACTGCATTTCTACTCCCCGACAGATGACTGGGCGAGCAAGGTCAAAATTCAGTGGTACGATGCCAACGATGGCCTTTTGGCCGTAACCATGTTCACTCCGGACGCCGTGGACTACTACTGCGCCCACAAGGTGGAGAACTATCGCCGCATCCAACTGATGTTTTTGGAGACGAACAAGCCGGGGCGGTATTTGAAGCTGGCCGGGATTGACTATGGTGTGTATCTGCACTTCTCCGGAGAGGAGATCATCAAGGCTCATGTGTTGGAGGAATGTGACCCGCTGAGCGCAGAGGTCAGCATAAACACACTGAACCTAACGCTCTTCAATCAAGAGGGCCGCTTCTCCATCTTAAACCCGGAGGGCTATTTTGATGTGCTGCAGCACCGCCAGAAGCTGACTGTGTGGGAGGATGTGCGCCGAAGCGCCCACGATACGAGCACGACAAGCTACTGCATGGGCACGTTCTATCTGGACGACTGGTCGAACGAGGATGACACACTGGCCGATTTTACGGCAATCGACACCATCGGCCTGCTTGATGGCTCTCCATTTGACGGCGGAGTATATGACACCCATGTGGCGTCGCTGGCAGCGGAAATCCTAAGCGGCTATCCTTACACACTGGACAGCGTTCTGGGCGAAGAACGGATACAGGGTTACATCCCTGCCGGAACACGGCGCGAAGCGCTGCAGCAGCTTGCCTTTGCCATTGGCGCGGTGGTGGACTGCAGCCGAGGCGAAATCATCCGAATCGTGCCCGCTCCGCAGCGTGCCAGTGGTCTGATTGGAACAGATCGCCGCCTGCAGGACGGCAGCAAAGTCACGCTCCTTGCGCTTGTAACTGCGGTGTCGGTGACAGCGCACCGTTATATCCCCGGTGAGGCGTCGGAGGAACTGTACAAAGACACCCTTGAACCGGGCACTTACCGTGTGACATTTGATGCTCCGGCAGTGGCCGACAGTCTGGCCGTCAGGGGCGCAGAGCTGAGCGAACGAGGCGTGAACCACTGCACGCTGACCGTGAGCAAGGCTGCCGAAGTCTGCGTGACCGGGCGCAAGTACAGTGACAGCGCTACCGTCCTGCGGCGAGAAGCCTCAAATCTGCCGTCAAACGCGCAGGGCAATGAAGTGTCCGTGCCGGACGCGACCCTTGTAAGCCCGGACAGGGCTGCCGCAGTGGCCGCCCGCGTGCTGGACTACTACGCCCAGCGCTATGAGCAGACCTTCCGCATGGTCGCCGGGGATGAGAAGCTGGCTGACCGTCTGATCGTGGAGAGTTTCGGCGGTGAAATGGTGCGCGGTGTTGTTACGAAGTTGGAATTTGATTTGACTGGCGGCTTTCTGGCCGACGCGAAGATTGTGGGCCGTAAGCTGTCCAACAATGCCGCAGCCTATGCGGGCGAAGAAATCCACGCAGGCGAAAGGAGTTTCATCTAATGTGGCAGACGCCTGTTTATGACCGAACTGCCGCCGATGTGGCAGCAGGAGCGGAAAAGTGTTATATCACGGCAGAACTGCTAAATCGCATCGAGGGCAACACCGCCCACATGGCGCAGCTTCTGGGCGTAGAGATCGACACCCGCACATGGACGTCGCTGGGGCTGCTGACCCGCGCTCAGATGCAGCGTATTTTGGACAACCTCGCCACTGTGCGGGCTGCATACTACACGCTGCCCGGTACACCGAACATTCCCACAGCGCCGAGCACGCTGTACAGCGCCATCAATGACATGGAGCAGGTGTTGTGGAGTCTGCACGAACTGTGGCAGCGCAACAGCGTAAAGCAGTACGCCGGAGAAATTTGCGCCGGACAAGAGATTGGAGTGATTTAATGTTTGAGAAGAAAGTGTGGAATGACCGCCAGAGCGAGCATCCTGCCCGCCGTAGGTTGACTCCTACGGAAAACGACAATGAGTATGAAGTCTCCCGCGCAGAAGGTCTTGTCATGGAAGAGGGTGACGCCTTTGATGCCACCACGATGAACGATCTGGAAAACCGTGTGGCGAAAGCCTTTGCAGAATATGATCCTGCGGAACTCGGTGCTGTCAATGTGACAGTGCAGCTGTATACCTGTAAAAAAGAAGGCAAAGTGTATCAGCTGACTGGATCGGGCGCTGTTGGACGCTGCAAAATTCCCGCAGCATGGGCCAGCGGCGACACATGGACGGTTAACGGCACGACAGTGCCCGCCTATTGCGGTGCGGATGCCGTGGATGGTGACACTATTGTGGCCGGACGCTGGGCAATCTTTACCTTTGATGGGCAACAGTTAAATTTTAATGGCGGCGGTGGATTATCCTCCGGCAAGTTGGCACGGGCCACCGCCAAAGCCTCGCAGGTGCTGGATGGAGTGCCGTTCTATGCCGGAAGCAAAACGCTGCAAAAAGGTACAATGCGCAATAACGGAAGCTGGCCGGACGCCGACAAACTGACGTTGGAAAACGGAAAGCTTTATATGTATAAAGCAAACGGCTATACGGAGGGCGGTTTGGAAGCGGTTGCATCGTTGCTGGGAGATGCTTCGGCTTCTGACATTATGCAAGGAACTGCGGCATCATCGTCCAAAGGCCTCCATGTGGCCGGGAGTATTGTGGACAGAGGAAACTGGAGCGCACAAATCGTACCTGGCGGTAAAGTTACAATTCCGCCTGGGCGTCATGCGGGCGATGGCAGCGTAAGCGCCGCAGCGCTAAAAACTATGGCGCTGCGTGTATCTGATTGGCCGCATGAGTATCCCGGTATGGAATGGCATTACACGCTTACAGGCGGAACATTGGTTGGTGTTGCTGGCCTTGGCCGTGCCTCTGGTGATGCCTCCTCAAATGTTATTGAAAGTATCCGCATTGCAGGAAACACTATATATGTAAAAAATGCTTCTGGTGGATACCCTATGCGGGATATTACATTGCTGTATTACTGAGGGAACTAAAGGTATGGCAGAAACTATTATTATCAACGCCGCAACCCGCGAAATTAAAGTGCCGGACTCGGAGATCAACTTCGGCGTCGCTGGCGAGCGAAAAATCGAAAGGAAACACTTCCGAATTGAGGGCCGCACCTATAAGGGCGTAGACCTCGCGGATGGGTTTGCGTGGAAGGTTTCTTGTGAAAATGCGGCAAAGAAGCCCTGCGCCGATTTGATTGACAGCATTGTCGCGGATGCAACAGGAATTGAGTTTGACTGGGTGGTCGGCGCGGCCCCGATGGCCTTTAAAGGCGAACTCAAGTTTTCCGTTTGCGCCAAACGCACGAACAGTTTGGCCGAAATATTGAACGAGTGGCACAGCCGCATCGGTACGGGCATTGTCAATGCCGGACTGGAAGCTACCGTTGAGGACATCGGCGGTTATGATTTGGCCGCACAGTTGCAGCAGGAGGCGTCACAGGCAAAAGCCAACGCCGAAGCTGCGAAAGATGCGCAGGAGGCTGCCGAGAGTGCTCGTGATGCTGCGAGCGGCAGCGCATCGGCAGCTGCCGGCTTGGCAAGCGCCGCGGCCTCCAGCGCCTCTGCTGCCGCGAGCGCTGCAAAAACCGCTGGCGACGCTGCCGCCAAAGTTGTAAATGAGGGCGTCGCCGAGAAGCTGACGGAGATGCAAAACATCCAGAAGGACGTCTCGACCAAAGCCCAGACAGCCGAAACGGCGGCAAAAAATGCGGACACCGCCAAAACTGCGGCGCAAAACGCGCAGAAGGCTGCCGAGAAGAGCGCGGGCAACGCAGCCAACAGCGAATCGGCAGCCAAGACCTCTGCGGAGCAGGCTGCCGCCGCCCGCGATACGGCGCAGGAGTTGGCGGGCCGTGTGATCGTGGATGATGCACTGAGCGACACCAGCGCCAGTCCTGTCCAGAATAAGGTAATCTTTGCGGCACTTGCCAAAAAACAGGATGTGCAGCGCGTCACTTTCGTCATCAACGACACTGACGGCGGCTTGGATGCCGTCGTGGCCGACTAATTTAAACACCGTTTAAAGGAGTTTTTATCATGGCAGAAACTGTTAATCTTCCCCGCGACAGCACGCTGCGGGAACTCGTGGCCGTGCAGAAAGCCAGCATCATTGCCAGCGGAAACGCAGCGGCCATTGACCGCCTTTATGGCAGCCTCGTTCGCGCGGCCAAAAGCGTTGAGGAAGTCAATACACTCTTCGTGGACTGGTGGAACATCTGCTGGAAGGAGGGCGTGACGACGCGCAATGAACTGTGCGGGCGCTGGTTCGGCACAGTTCTGGACGACAACCGCGTGCATGGCACGAAAGAACCTCTGTTTGCTACCAGCCAGAGCGCCATCGGCGAGGCAACCGATGACAGCGTCGGCCTTGTCTGCACGCCCAGCACCGAGGCTGCGGCCAACCGTGACGACTTCGCCAAACTGCCGCAGTTCTGGGCGCTGGAAGTTGCCGCCGAGAAAAATGCGGACGGCACGCACACGATCTATGCCGTCGAGTTCATCGATAGCTATGACGATGTGCGCCGGAGCAAGCACCTGTGCTGGGTGCTGCAGAAGAACACCTACACGAAAGAATGGGATGAGGGCGGTTATCGCTATTTCAAAATGCGCTGCCACCCCAGCACCGGGTATGAAATGTGGCCGCAGGGTACGGATAAAAACGGCACTGTCTACGGCTACATTGCAAACCCGAAGTATGCTGCCGGATTTGACAGCGACGGCCTCATCGGCTGCGGCAGTGGCCGCCCGCCCATCAACTATTCCAGCCACAGCGACAATGTGGGTCTGTGGCGCAAGCGCGGCGCACAGTATGCGGGCGCATCCGGCAGACTGCTCAAATGGCAACTTGCCATGATCCGGCTGAAATACGCCCGCAAGGGCAACAGCGGTACGATTGAGGGCTGCACCGGGTACAATTATCAGTATACTGCGGCTGCCGGAGAATCCGGCGTGAAGCGTGTCCTGCTGACGGCAGCGCAGGCGGCCAACCTGTTTGTCGGGTCGAGCGTCATTATCGGCGATAAGGGTACAGGCACGAGCGCGGATCGCGGCGTTGCCAGCATGTACAAGCTGGCGAAAAACAAACGCATTGCCAGTATCACGGATGTCACCATCGGCGGCACAGCCTACAAGGCGGTCAACATCGAGACGGACACCGCCTTTGACACCGAAGCGGGCGTCACCTACATCTCCACGATGCCCTATTGGAGCGGCTGGAACGATACTGTGCAGGGCTATGATGGCAGCCGATACAGCCCGACAAGTGGCAAGGAACCGGGCCTTATCCAGCGCACGGAGTTCCAAAATGGCTCGTATCTGATCCTCGCGGATGAGTTCATGCAGTGGGGCAAAGATGCTGACGGAAATTATACCCTTGACCTGTATACCTGCCACGACCAGAGCAAGGTCACGACAGGCTCTATCACGGCAGACTACACGAAGCAGGAGGACTTGACGCTGACTTTTGCCGCCAGTGAAAAAGACGGCTGGCGGTATATCGAGGATACCGCTGTAAGCAAGGATAAAGGCGTTCTGTGGCCCGCTAAAGTATCTACTACGGCAGGCAGTGGAACAGGTGTTAAGGCAGGCTTTTATGTGGGGCTTGCAACCTCCGGCGTGCGGGCCTCGTGGCGTTGCTGCCACCTT